GTAGCAGGTGTGATGAGCCATTTACGCTACCCAACACTCCTTGTATACCTGTTGAATCGTAGTGCGAGATGCGATGATCAGACGGTGAAAGTCCGAATGGCGATCCATGAAAGGGGGTCGATATTTATCAAAGCTGGAGTTCAATCGCGAAGGGCAAAGACGTATTACTCTCATGAATTTGTCCAGAAAGTCGTAAAAGCGGACCCGCCCTACAAACGCTGTTCTTCCGCTCAGTCAAAAAGACGGCTTAAGGAATATCGAAATGAATTAGTAACGTCGCGAGGTCAAGGGGATCCTTTATTTGATGATAAAGTGATTAATGTACTAATGAAATATGCTTGGAAACAAGAATATGTTCAGAAAGTAATTGATTACTTAAATCAAGTAACTGACTCAGAAGGAAATTTATTTTCCAGAAACCTTAAGGTTTATTCTGATACTCAGTCAGCAATGGAAAGATTCGCTGAAAGGGACCATCCATCATTGAGGTGGAATCAAAACTACCAGAAGTCGCTAGAATGGTTAAAGCAACAATTTGCTGGCACCAAATTAAGACCACTCTCTTATAATAGCATTGATGACGTGCGGAGAGCTCTTCCAAAGTCTAACACCCATAGCGGCTCTTACTGGCTTATGTCAGGTAAGAAGAAGAAGGGTGAGAACTTAGAAGAGGCCTATGCTACATTTAGCCAGGATGTGAAAGAAGCTAAAATTAATGGAACTTTTGGTTATCCGATACTTCTGGGTAATCGAACGCAAGCTAGTGGTGAATTTGACGATTATGGTAATGAGACTGGAACTTGCAAACATAAGACCCGCGTAGTAAGCATGGTGGACCTTAGTCTCATCATGGCGGAGTTGAAGTTTAGTAAACCATTTCAGGACAGATTCGTTAATAAATCATTGTATGCGGGTGGGAAAGATGAGTCACTAATATCTAGGTTTATCTTAGATTGGAGAGCTCATTATCCGAAGTATATGTCAATTGACTATTCTTCCTTTGATCAAACTATTTCTTCTTGGTTGATCGAAGACGCCTTTTCCGTGATTAGGTCTTGTTTTATAATGGATAATGAGGATAGTGAACTATTTGATGTGATAGTCCATGACTTCATCCATAAAGACTTTATCATTAATGAGGGAGTCATTCACTCCGATAAAGGAGTACCATCAGGTAGTATGTTCACACAAATAATTGACACTTTGGTGAATATATTAGTTGTGAATACATATTTCATGTCTATAGGTTTTCCTAGGCATGATATGATGGCTATGGGTGACGATAACATCATATTTTGTGGTAATGATGTAGATTTATTGCATTTATCCACATATATCTCCAAGAATTTCGGATTAATAGTGAAAGTCGATGATAAGTCTAATGAGGGCTCGACGAAGAGTCATCCAAAGTTTTTGAGTCGTTACTGGACCTATGCTGGAAGATGGAGGCATCCTAAACAATTAATAAGTCGCCTCGCTTTTCCTGAAAGATTTCGGGATTATAGTGGAGTGACTAAACCTGAGCATGTGTTAATGGCATTTATATTAACATATGATAAAGGAATGAGAGAGTTGATGGATGTTAGTAGATTTTACCAGGATCATCCTATTGTTGCT